AGTTTTTATCCACCTTGCGCCTTTTGGACGATCCTTCTCGACCATCCCAACAAATGTACACTTGTGTTGGCTTGATCTCCCTGCACAACTTTTGTAAAATCTTTAAACTGCCCTTAATCCCTCCAATGGGATCCCCGTTTGAAGAAAGGGAAGGGTCCACGATGTATGCTCGATAATACATATTGAGCATGTCCACGATCATTATTCTATCCATAAAAAAAACCTCTAGTAGAGGTTTAAGTCTACCAGAGGTTGCCAAACAAGTCAAGCGAATTCTATCTGCCTTGACCGCGATATCTCTTCTTGTACTGCTTAGAATTCTTATTGTGGAATGTTTTCGTAAACTTACCATCGCCCTGTTTTGTTTTTTTCCTTGGGGCATTTGATTTGCTATGAGTTTTTTTACTTGCCATTAGCTTTTACTCTCCTCTTCTCCGTAAAACTCTTCTGCCTTTCCTAATCGTTTATCAAACTTCATTACAACTTCCGTTTCTAAAAGTTGCATTACACGATTATAAAACTTCTCTTCTTCTAATTTATTGACCCAGTTTTTAGATTGAAACTTTTCTACTGAACCGTCTTCATAGTGCAATGAAAACCATGCGCCGGCATTGGTAAGAGATTCTGACGACTTGATGGCCTCCAGCCAACTCTCTTTGTCCATGATCTTAATTTCATCGCCGCCCCACAAGATCTTAAAGTTGCACTCACGCCCTTGTGTCCCAAAGCGGGACTTCTCAATTTTGGCCCTCACCTCTGTTCCGATTCTGAATCCTTTGTCATCGTAGATGAAACTCGCCTTTCCTTTCCTCGCTGTGAGCCACACACGCAGAGAATAGGAGTAAGACAGGGCCTTGCCCCCCGGCGTGAAATAGGGCGTCACCATGGCCTCTGCTGGCCGTCTAGTGATGTTTGTTTTTAGCTGGTTGAGAATCAACAACGTCGCCTTGTTGTTGGCGATGGGCTGAACCAGTTTTGCCATTCCCTTTGATAGAATCCGTGGTTTAACCGCCATGGTTGACAGTGGATTAAAATCAGATTCAATGTCCGAAACAGATGGTGTCAAAGCCATGCTGTCCCAAATGAAAAGCATTTGGCTATCATTGTTTGCCAAAAGACTCTCTATTGTTTCTAGGACAAATTCAACTGAACTGGCCTGAACGTAAAGAAGCTTCTCTAAATTACAGCCAGCATTGGCTAAAAACGAGGGGTCGATGGCGCTTTCTGAATCAAAATAAACCACATCGATGCCCATCTTTTGAGCGTTGCCAGCGACTTGAGCCGCCATATAAGACTTGCCTGTTGCCTCTAAACCCGCGATCTCACTTACTTTGCCCACGGGGATTCCGCCCCACGCCCCACGTTTAACAATACCGTCTAGCCATTTACAGCCAGTAGGAATAAATTGTATTACTTGAGTGGGGTTATCATCAGACAGAGAGAAGGCCACATTAAGACCAGCTTTCTTGTTTATCAATTTTTTCATGTCGGCGATTGAAAGCCGACCAGATGCTTTTGGCATAATAACCTTAAATAAAAAAAGAGCACGGCCCCGAAGGGCCGGCTCATAGAACGAATCTAGCTAGCTAGAAGCTCTTGGAAGGCCTCGTCCACCGTTGACGGCTTGTTGCTTGGGGCAGCAACAGTCTCAGAATCCTCTGAATTGTCACCAAGAAGGTGCTTATCAAGAATTGCAGCAACCTCACTCACAGACTTCGCCTCAAAAAGCTTATCAAAGTCGATTTCTGTATCCAGAACCTCCTTCATAAGATCCTTGTCGGCAGTCACCGGAGTGGTGCGACGACGGGCCGTGATGTTGGTTGACGGGTACATGGCACCGGGTGCCTTTCCATAAACCAAAACAAGATCCGTTCCGTTGTGAGGGTCCGTGATGTCTCCGTAGTCAGGATTCAGGACTAGCTGAAGCAGGTTTTCATAAACCGTCTTGCTATAGCCCCAAACCTTAACACCTTCGACTTCTTCGCCACGAGCCAAAACTGGCGAAAAGAAGCGGCTCTTCGCCACCATCTTACGAGCCATGTTACGGCTCTCTTCATCCCCATTATTATAGAGCTTGGAAACGAACTCACAGACCGGACAATCCTCTCCAAAGTTCTTCTTTGGACAAAGAAAGCCGCCCTTAGACTCGCCCATGTTATAATGAAAATGGAAATGCTTAAAGGGATCTCCATCTGGGGTTGGGAGAATACGAATAACGTTCTCCCCATCTTGCGGCTTCCAGAACCGCGTATTGCCATTCCCTCCCTTATTGTGAAGGTCCGCCAACTTCTGTCTCATCTTTTTAATATCAATAGCCATTTAATCCTCCGTTTGGTTTTGACTTGTTTGAACTACATTTGTAAATGCTTCGACGTAAACATGGCTGTCGTCCCACTGGGACTCAACAATTTTAAACGAACAAGAAGCATCATCTCTCTTTAATTGCTTGTTAATTTTTTCTACTAAACCCGGCGTTTGCAGGGCGTCGTTGTTCATAATGAAATAATAACACTTTTCGCGGCAACTGTCAAGAGGAGAATACAAAATTTCTTCACCATTCTCCGGATTGACCACGCCAAATGAACAAATCCTGTTTATTTCTGAAGGGTTCTCAGCGTTTGAAAAGACGCCCTCGGTGTTTTTAACATAATTCATCATATGAAAAGTATCTACTATTGTCTTAATAACAAAATTATTTTTTTCTAGAAACGACACATCCGCCTTCTTTAAAATAACATCTACATCGTACAAGGTTATTCTTTCAAAAATTGCTGATCGTGTCATTTCTTGTAAAACGCCATAAGAGGCCCTTTCTCTTAAAATCTGCCTAGAAGACAAAAAATTTCGTGCTGGCCTTACATAATGAAGGCTAATTTTTTTATTCTTAATCTTCTCTAGGATTCTAAGAAGCGCCCCTGTTGTTTTTCCCCCTCCGAACAGGAAAACATGTACATCATTATCTCCTATTTTAGCAGAGATGTCAAGGCTTGTTTTGTCCTCGTAATCTTTAAAGGTTTGGTGTTTGTCTATTTGTATTTGGTCTAACTTGGGGCTTTTATCCTCAAAAAAGGTATCAATTGCGAAACAATCATAAATATCCAAAGCACTTAGGGCTTCAGCGAGAGCCGACCCTCCAGTACCCACTCCAACTACTTGCATAGCTCTTTCATTTCCCCATAATTGATGCCGGCGCTCACATTAACCTTGAAAGTGCCAAAATCTGTCTCTCCGTAGCACTGAACCAAGTCCTTGAGGCAATCCTTGTCTTCCTCATTGTAATCGATCAACACAGAGTCATGAATAGCGGCCGTAATTTTACTTTTTCTTCCATTTAACAAGTTATCAACCTTTATTGCCTGCTTTAAACACAAATCAGACGCAGTGCTCTGAATTAAATAATTTAAAGCGTGGAAATCATCAGCGTCGATGGTTCTATCAAATGGTGTCGTAATTTTACCGTCTTGATAGTATTCAGAGAGAATCTTTTCCTTGTCATAAAACCGACTCAGCAAGTGATCGTCCGAATCGGGGTTATAAAGCCACGCAAACAACCTCTTTTTTGCTTTGTCTCGTGTGCCAGCCCCTCTAAACACATTTTTGATGTTCCACTCATGAACATCTCCCTCTGGTTGCTTCTCGCCGTTCAAGGCAATCAAAACACGAAGCTCGTTAGCATTAAAATCCAACTCAAGGAACCAATGATTCTGTGGCTTCAAAATAGATCGAAACTTTTTTGTAAAAGCTAAAATAGGAAAACTATTCTTCTTTGTTGAAAGCCTTCCAGTCTTGCTTTTAAATAAATTATAGCATACTTTTTCGTTGGAGTTCAGAAACTTTTGGATAGCCGAAAAGTCAGTCTTGTTTACCAACAGCTTATTAACATTCTGGTGGTCAAGCCTCAGTTTCTGACTGGAAATCTTGGTCAACAACAAATTTGTATCATTTAAAAAATTATAGTTAGGAGGCTTACTAAAGTTTTCAAAAATAAATTTTGTAATTTGATTTTTGTGTTCGCAATAATCGAGCAAAAATTTATCAGGAACTAGATCATAAAAGCAATGTTCCTCTAGACTGACCTTGGACTTGTGTAAGCAGTTGATAAACGCTCGCATTTGTTTGTTGGACCCCTTCCATGCCTCTTGGAGAAGTGGTGGGAGTGTTATATCGTCAATAGTGTCTACCTGCGCATAGAGTTTCGCATACTCCACATCCTTTCTAAGAAAGTTTGCGCTGGCATCCCACGTTTGGTTTAAATTATTTGGTACGTCGTTCTTTATAAATTTGCCATTGCAATAAAAGCCCACGCATTCTATTTTGTTATCAAGTGTTTGAAAAATCATTATTCAGGTATCCGCTATCTTCACCGGTTCGCTTGTCGAACTGTGTCTGTGTTGATAGGATACCATCATTATTGAGTCTTGTCAAGTTCAAATCGCCTAC